TTATGAGATTGCTGTTGGTGTGGCCGGCGAAGCAACCACTGTAAAAACAACATCTTTCATCACCGGCGGTACTGTCGTCGCTGCAGCTCGCACTGGCGTTCCAAATAAAAATGCCGCAGGTCAGCGCATGACGGAACAGCCTTTCCTTTCTGGTGGCAGTTTGGTGTTCCTACCAGATTCGTCCACACACCGCGAGCTTGGAAACCTGACCGGTTCCCTTCGGTTTCCAAAGGTAAGGCTCAGAAATTCAGCATCAGATGGTGGATTATCAGATCCAACAAAGGCATATTTTGGCTTCCAGACCACACAGCAGAGTGCCTCGTCCACATCCCAACGCGGTATTGCCGATGCTCATGGACTTCTGTATACTGACTTTCCTAGCGATCCGGTCACAACTGGATGGCAAGCAACTGCCGGTGTTGATGCGTGGTCTTATGTTTTCAGCCTGGATGACATTGTTAGCGGGTCTAGCGGATATTTTTACTCTTCAGGCTCTAGAGCCATCGAGACCTCCGTTACCACTGCTTCGCTTAATGACTTATTAGAGCCAGGATATAATAGATATACTGCTCCATTCTGGGGTGGTCATGATGGTTTTGATATTACAAAACCTGATCCGCTCTACAACGCGGGAATGAGTGAAAATTCTACAGATGTCAACAGCTATATCTACCACACCCTTAAGAGAGCCATTGACACAGTGGCCGATCCAGAAGCCGTTGATATGAACATGTTGGCAGTTCCTGGTCTAACTCTTTCAAAGTTAACCGATCATGTAATCAACACATGCGAGGATCGTGCTGATACAATGGCGTTGATTGACCTTCCTGATGTTTATATCCCTCCTCATGAGTCATATAAGAGCACTAAGGCGGATAGAATTGGCACTACGCCATTACAAGCCGCTAAAGCCCTTAGAGACAGAGATATTGATTCAAGCTATGGCGCTACATTTTACCCATGGGTTCAGACGCGCGACGAGACCACCGGACAATTAGTTTGGTTGCCGCCCACCACGGCAATTATGGGAGTTTTGGCTAGTTCACAGGCGACATCTGAGCTTTGGTTCGCACCAGCTGGTTTCAATCGCGGAGGCTTAACTGATGGGGCAGCAGGAATTGCGATTACTGGAATTACTGAAAGATTAACATCAAAAGATCGCGATAATCTTTATGAGAGCAGCATTAATCCAATTGCGTCATTTCCTAATACCGGTATTGTACTCTTCGGGCAAAAAACTCTTCAAGAACGCCAAAGCGCACTTGATAGAATCAATGTCAGAAGACTAGTCATTTTCCTTAAGAAACAGATTTCGATTCTCTCAACACAGGTGCTTTTCGAACAAAATGTTCAGGCTACTTGGAATCGATTCAAGTCGCTAGTTGAGCCTTTCTTAGCTAATGTTAAAACTAGATTTGGTATTACAGACTACAAACTAATTCTTGACGAAAGCACGACTACCCCAGACTTAATTGATCAGAACATCATGTATGCTAAGATTATGATTAAGCCAGCTCGCGCAATTGAATATATTGCAATTGATTTTGTGGTAGCATCTACAGGCGCTTCATTCGATGATTAAATTATGGGAAAAACTTCCCCATATCACTACTTATTTTAGACACTATAGGAGACTCACATAATGACATTTTGGTCAACAAACTTTGGTGAAAAGACTGATCTCAAAGATCCAAAGAGAAAATTTAGATTTACGGTAGAGATTCAAGGTATCCAAGCTTCTCAAGGTGGCGCGGCAATTTGGTATGCAAAGACTATCTCAAAGCCATCGTTTGCAATCACGTCGGCAGAGCATAAATATCTTAATCACACATTTTATTATCCAGGCAGTGTTACTTGGAATGAGGTAGACTTAACATTGGTTGATCCTGTTGATCCCGATATGGCCGCTACTCTTTCTGATATTATTGTGCAATCCGGCTATGCGCCCCCTACAGATACGACCAAATTGACCACTATTTCAAAAGCAAAATCCGCCGGCGCTTTAGGAACCGTAATTATTACTCAAATTGATTCCGATGGTTCTCCCCTTGAAAAATGGACCCTGTGGAATTCATTTATCACTGAGCTTAAATATGGTGATTTAGAGTACGGCGGAGATGACTTAACAGAAATGAGCGTAAAGATTAGATATGATTGGGCAAGAGTAGAAACCCCTCAGAGTGTTTCTTCTGCGGTAGCTGGTACCGGTCAAAGTTCTTTCTTTGATGTTTAAAATATAAGACAAACAAAACGAGAGGTGTATATTGTCTAGAAATAAAGATCGCACAGGTGCAAGCAACCCTGATGCTAGTGTTCCGGTGGCCCCGACTGCAGCGTCCTCAGCCGCCATTACAAATGAGCCCCCAGCTGGCTTTTCATTTGTCGTACCAACAGAATTTGTTGAATTACCTTCTGAAGGTAAATTTTATCCTCCTGATCATCCATTGCACGGACAAGATAGCATTGAAATTAAACAAATGACTGCCAAAGAGGAAGATTTGCTTACTTCTCAAACATTATTAAAAAAAGGAGTAGCAGTAGATAGACTCCTTAAAAGTTTGATTGTTGACAAAAGAATTAATCCTGACACGCTATTTGTTGGTGATAGGAATGCTATGTTAATTGCTGTTAGAGTTAGTGGCTATGGCAGTGAATATACGACTAAAATCACATGCCCTGCGTGTAACACAACTGATAAATATTCGTTTGATCTAAACACAATAAACATGGTGCGCCCTGGTGATGCTAGTGAGTTGGGAGTTACTAATAATAACGATGGAACTTTTAACACAACTTTGCCAGCAACAGGACTTGATATTAAATTTAGACTATTATTAGGAAATGATGAAAGAAACGTACTAAATGGTCTTAAGAGCGATAGAAAGCAAAAAATTCATGAAAGAGCAATAACAAGACAACTTAAGAATTTCATTGTTTCTGTCAACGGAAATTCGACAGCAGAAGCAATTAATTATGTAATTTCTAATATGCCAGCCATAGATTCTCGCCACTTAAGACTAGCATATAAACTAACCGCACCCAATGTAGACCTGACGCAAGTATTTATATGCCCTGCTTGTGACCACCAGCAGGACATGGAGGTGCCGCTAACTGCGGACTTTTTTTGGCCTGACCGATAAATATATAGAATCTGTTTACGAGCAATTTTTCTTTTTAAAATACGCTGGAGGCTGGTCTTTTACCGAAGCATACAATTTGCCAGTTGGCTTGAGAGCGTGGTTTGTGGAAAGGCTGATTAAACAACTTCAAACTGAGAATGAGGCCATTGAGAATGCTAAAAAGGGTAATAGCAGCAATTCACAAATTCTAAACGCTCACAACCAACCACAAGTACCCCATCAGTTAAGAAATAAGGTCAAGTAGCAGATAGTAAGTTTTTCTCATGCAAACTATTTATTTTAGGTTATTGTAAAAGGAAACTAAACATTGGCTGCATCTATTGACGACATTATTAAAGCCATAGAAAAAGGCTTTGCAAAAACAGGCGGTGGCGGGGAGAGTGCCGGCGATGCACCTGGCGGAAAGGCCACGGGCACCCCAACCAAAGGTGCCTCAGGTTTGCAAGAAGAATTAAAGCTTCTTCAAGAATATGAGAAAAGACTTCAAAATCTCGGTAATAGCGAAACTGCAAGATATGCCCAAGCGGAACAAAGGCGCATAGTAGCAGAAAAAGAGCTTGAAATAAAAAAAGCGGAACTCGCGACAAAAGGAGAACTAACAGCGGCAGACGCACAGGCGTTAAAAGACGCCCAGATGAAAGTCGAACTAGCCGATGAGATGGTTGACAAGCTCGATGAGCAAAATCAAAAAATGCAAGAATCGATTGATCATGCAAAAGATTTTGTAAGTAGTCTTGCTGGTGGTTTAGCAAGCATTGGTGGTAATATTCTTGGTGGCTTCATAGGTGCCATAAAAGACGCCATTTTCCAAATCGATGAAATGGAAACCAGCATGATGAGGGCCACCGGCATGAGCCGGGATTTAGCGCAAACGTTCTCAGATGGATCAGACGCGGTATCAAAATATTGGGTTTCTACAGAGCAGTATGGAGACGCAGTTAATTCTTTGTGGAGAACATCCACAGAATTTTCAATGATGCAGCCAGAAATGCAAATGAGACTGGCGGAAACAACATCTGTATTATCTACTTTAGGTGTCTCCGCTGATGATATGGCCGCCGGCTTTCAAAGCGCAATAAAAATTATGGGCCAAACAGCTGATCAAGCAGATCAGACATTGTTATCGATGTCTGCACTAGCAAGAGATCTTGGGGTGCCCATTGACCAAATGATGGCTAATTTTAATGAAATGATGCCGCAACTCGCCGCTCTTGGACCAACTGCTGGAGATTCTTTTAGAGAAATGGCGCGCGTATCAAAAATTACTGGTTTAGAACTAAATAAGCTTCTCAACATGACAAAGAAATTTGATACGTTTGAAGGGGCGGCTGAATCCGTGGGCCAGATCAACGCTGCGCTTGGCGGAAACTTTGTTAATGCGATGGACATGATGATGACGACCGATCCGGTCGAACGTTTTGAAATGCTGCGCGGCGCCCTTGATGACGCTGGACTATCATTTGATGAAATGTCATATTACCAAAGACAATTTATGGCTGAATCGATGGGTCTAGATAGTGTAGCTGATCTAGCTGCAATGATGAGTGG